TCACCATGGCAATCTGATCTGCAGGGATATAGGTTGCCATCGCTCCCCAGCTTTTACTTTCAACATCTTTTTCAATCCATTCATCGCGCCCCGGTTTTTTTCATGAGTGACATACATCACTATGTCTTTTTCCACTCCTAACACAAAAGAACCGCTGGCCTGGCCTTCAAATTTCCCCGGATTTTCAGAAAGCAGCACAGTACCATTCTTCAGATAGACATACGCCTCGCTGATATAGTATCCATGTTGATCAAACATACGCATCCAGGCAGAGGGGGTATCATCAGACCATGATATATCCTTATTTCTGAGGAATCTGTACATCCATTTACGCCCATATTTTCTCCATAATGCAGCGTATGCAAAAGCGCAAAGAAGTGTTGGAGGTGTCGCCAGCCACGAATTCAGACCTGCCCACATAACAGCCTGGTAAACCATCATTGACAGCAAACCAAAAATCAGCGTCGAAAACGTCACCTCAATGGGTTTGTGATGGTTCTTCAGCCCCACGTTCGCAATAAAATAGCCGATATAACCACTGGTGAGCGTCACCAGCGTTGCCCATGGCAGATTCAGCAAGGATGCATCAAACATATTTCCTCCGGTGATATGTTTTTCTGCCAGAATAAAAAAAGCGCAACAGGTTATCCATTGCGCTTTTCATAAACCGGGAATTTATTGACGTTCGTTAACACTTTGGTGGCGGTGGTGGTGGGTTACGTAAAACTTTCCCGTAATACAAAACACAATTTTCATCAGGCCCGATATGCAGGCGCGAGTTGTCAATCAGCCTGTCGCATTCCCGGAGAACATATCTCGCCTCAGCAGAAGTCAGACCGTCAAAAAAAATGCCGGATAATTTCCATCGCCATATCTGCATGGTCTGCCTTCTTCAGGGGGGGCGCTGTTGGGGGTTTTATAGCGCATTATCACCTCGCTTTTGATTAATCCCGGCTGTCATCCGGTTCATCATCGTCTTCGAATAACTGCCCCTGCAACCGGCTGATTTCTTCCTTTCTTACGCGCTTCACCAGGTTGTAAATCCAGGGAACTGAAACCCTGAATCTGCGGGACAGTTCGTGGTGGTTACGTCCGTTAAACGCCTCATAGATTTCACGGTCACGCTGGCTTATCTTCCATCTCATCCCCATAGGAAAATAAACGTTTTGCCCGCCCCAGACCTGCATCATGCGGTTCGCGACGGCCTGACCAATCTGGTCGGCAACTTCGGGCTCAATATCAATAATCTCGCGAACGGTCTCAGAGGTATGCTGTGCCAGCTCCACCAGGAGTTCCGGCCCTTTACTTCGAAACTGATTCAGGTCGCTCATGTTTTACTCCCGCAGCTCTGTGCTGCCACTTCTTCAGTTTCTCAATAACACTGCTTGCCTGTTCAGTATTGAGCCAGCGCAGGGCGCTGATGCCCGTTTCCCGCTTGATCCACCGCGCTAATGCATTTTCTGAACGGTCACGAACAATGCCGGCAGCAGCCATTTCAAGCCATAGCGCACGGATTTTCCTGGACTGCGGATGGTTATCCAGCGGTAAACCGGAGCTGGCTTTTCCGGCAGGCTTAACGCGAAAGCCTTTCCTTTTCATGGATTCCAGCACGCAGTTTAGTTGTGTGGTATCCATTCCTTTGGTTGAGGCTTTACCGGTCAGCCCCTGTAACATCTGGCGGTAGGTGTCTTCATCCATACCCAGTTCATTACGGGCAATATGAATGAGCTGGATAAGACGTTGTTTAGTCATCATCGTTGCTCCTTTTACCTGCGCCACCGATATAATCGACATATAAAGGAAGCGCCACAGGCCAGCACAGGAACATCACCGACCAGCTAATCCAGTAGCTGGCACCACTGTAACGTGAATAAAACCCTGAACGGCGGTGCAGTTCAGCAGTACACCAACCGACAAAACAATACCAGAACAGGGCACATACAACAGATTCAGCAGTCATTCTGAATATCCCCCCAACTGATATGAATATTACGGGCAGCAATGACAGGGTCGTTATTCCACCATGCACCTGACATGTATTTTTCAACCTGTTCGCGTCCGGCAATAACACCAATTGTGATCCCCGGCCTGACGTTCTTAAAAAAGGCGCGGGCAAAAAGGTATCTGGCAGATATTCGGCAGGCTTTTAATTTCCGGCTGTTACCTGATAGCGTAATCATCTGGCCTCCAGTTTCTGTTGTTCCTGCCCACTGACCGGGCGGTGCAGTCTGACGTTCTGCCCTTCACGAAACCCCGCATAGCGCGAGGCGTCGCCATTGCGACTTCTTCCCGGTTTACGCGCCCTGGTGGTTTGCGTTTGCGGGTATTTATGTTCCAGCCACTGCTGCATCAGTTCACGTTCGTCATCGGTCAGGGCGAAGGACTGTATTTCACTGATAACGGCCAGCACCCAGCCTTCAGCAAACTGGTCACCACGGCTGGTACGGGTGGCAGTTTTTATTCTTTTGTTCTGTGCGCTGATATATTGCTGACGCGCCTTTTTCAACTGGCGGGCCAGCACCTCCCAGGTGTACGCAGCCAGTGCGGCCCGTTCCCGGTTGCCGTAGAACCCCACACCCGGATATGTGCCGGGGTGAATGATGGAGTTAACACCAAATGCCTCGCGGATGATGTTCATCAGGCCTGGCATGTAGCGCGGTGGACGGAGGCTGCCTGTCGGCCAGTAGTGACTGATGGTTTCATCAATATCACTCATGGCTATGTCGGAATGTGTGATGCCGTGAACATCCATCAGTTTACGGGCACGGCGCAGTGCAAGAGCGGCCTCGTGCGGGTTGCCGGATGCAGCCAGCGCCAGCAACTTTTTCAGTTTCTCAATGTGTTTATTCTGATCTGTCATTGTTCAGTATCTCCGGTATTTTTCTGCCGTTTCCATGCCCGGACAGCGTCGGACAGCTCTTTCAGGCTGTATGCTGCTTTAAGCTTTTCCCATAACCACTGTGTTGTTATGTGCATCAGCAGGGCAGCCAGGGCTGCCCCCCGTACTGAGGCATGTCGCCAGGCCAGTAAGAATCAGTGTCCATGCGGTGATTTCCCTGAGTATGTCAGCCATTGAATGCCTCCCGGTTACTCGTTCGTGTAAATCACGCCCAGTCGTGCAGCCAGACGTTCCAGTTTTTTCTGTTTGTGGAAGTCAATCAGCCGGTCCATCCCCTGAAGGCGCAGTTGCTCTGTCATGATTTCCACGTCTGCCAGCTCTGCCGCGAGGTCACTTTCGCTGCCCTGTCCGTTCAGATTGCGGGCAGCACTGGCCGCCAGTTCAGCGGCCTCTTCTGTCAGTTTCAGGGCCTGTGCGTCCGGCCCGAAACGCTGCAGGGCCAGACGGTAGAGGGCGGTGCGGGTGAGTTCGGTGTTTCGTGTCATGCCGCGCCCTCAGTGCTTCCGGCTGACGGTGATGTGCAGGCCGCCTTCTGCAGTGGTTTCCATCCGGTACGGCACCTCATGCTCTGCCGTGTGGGTGAGTGTGTTCACCAGTACCTGCAGGGCAGCCGCCTTTCCGTTGGTCGCCACAATGGCCTGAGCGGCCATGCTGATTAGCGCCGTCAGGACGTGCTTCACATCGGTGAGGTCGCGGTATTCACACTCGTTGACATAGTGTTCAACAAGGGTTCGGGTGCGCTGTCGTGCTTCCTGTGGGGTAATCATTGCGAGTCCTCCCTGTCAGGGCGGGAGAATTCCATGACGGGCACGTGATGCGGGTGTGGAGGGTGAGCTGTTGTCACCGTCAAAATTCGTGGTGCCGGCACAGGATGCATCCTATGACAATCCTTACGGTTTTCCGGATCTGTCCATGTGCTTCTGGCCGGTCGCCTTCAAGAAAGGCGGGATGAAATTCTGGCTCCGCTTTGCCGAAAAGTTTGGCTCCCCGTGGGTGATCGGTAAGCACCCGAGGGGTGCAAATGATGCAGAGATTGAAAAACTGCTGGACTCCATGGAGCAGATGGTGGAGGACGCGGTGGCCGCCATCCCCGATGACAGCAGCATCGAACTCAAAGCCGCGGATGGCAAGGCGGACAGCAGCGAGGTATTCCGCGAGCTGATCACGCTGTCACGCAGTGAGATCTCCATTGCATTACTCGGTCAGAATCAGACCACGGAAGCGAACAGTAACAAGGCCTCTGCACAGGCCGGGCTGGAGGTAACGGCTGATATCCGCGATGCGGATGCGGACATCATTCAGGCGGCAGTGAATCAGGTCATCAGAACGGTGGTCACCCTGAACTTCGGCGATGTGCCGTGTCCGGTCTGGGCCATGTGGGAACAGGAGGCCATTGATGACACCCGTGCCACCCGCGACGAAAAACTCACCCGGGCGGGTCTGCGTCTGACCCCGCAATACTTTAAGCGTGAGTACCAGCTGCAGGACGGCGATATTGACGAGACACCACCGTCAGAACGCGAGAAGAACATGTTGCCGCTGTCATTTGCCGAGGCGATTGATGCCGATATTCAGGCTCAGCAGCAGCTTGACGACGCGCTGGACATTCTGATGAACGGAGGCGCGTTAAATGGCACGCTGGAACCCGTCCTGGCACCTCTGTTTAAGCGGGTCGAAAATGGGGTTAACCCGTCTGAGCTGCTGGGCGAACTGGCGGAGCTCTACCCTCAGATGAACACGGACGATCTGCAGGAACGGCTGGCCCGCATTCTCTTTGTGGCAAATATCTGGGGGCGTCTGCATGAGCGTGACAACGGCTGAACTGGCGTACTGCATGACGCTTCCCCCGAAGCGGGCAATCAGCTACCTGAAGTCCAAAGGGTATCAGATTACCTGGGACTGGGAAGAAATGTGGCAGGAAGCCCATGCCCGCGCCTTTACCGTCGCTAAAGTGACCCGCCTGGATATCCTGGAAGATATTCGTGGGACACTGCAGCAGGCTGTCGATGAAGGAAAAACCGATCGCTGGTTCCGGCAGGAGCTGGAGCCGGCGCTGAAGCGCAGGGGATGGTGGGGACCGAGTGACACGACTGACCCGGTAACGGGTGAGCCGGTCACCATTCAGCAGGGCAGTTCGTGGCGGCTCGATACCATCTTTCGCACCAATATGTCCGTACTCTACAGCGCCGGTCGTTGGGCGGAACAGATGGAAAACGTCGACGACAGGCCGTACTGGATGTATACCGGCATCAACGACAGCCATACCCGCAGGAGCCATCTGGCGCTGCATGGTCTGGTGCTGCGCTGGGATGACCCGTTCTGGCAGGCATTTTACCCGCCGAACGGCTGGCGCTGCCGCTGTAGTGTGATTGCCCTGAGTGCGGCGGATGTACGTGCCCGTGGCCTGAAGGTTATCAGCTCCGGCTCTGCCATGGGCCATGAACTGAAACTGGTCTCAGAGAAAACCGGCGAAATGCGGAACGTGGCCACCTTTAATACCGGCACCACGAAGGTGACCACCGACGTCGGCTGGTCTTATGCACCGGGGGCAGCATACCGTCCCGACCTTGCCCGCTATCAGGGTACGCTTCAGCCACTGGCACAACAGGAACTGAGAGGATAACAATGGCTTCCGACAATCTGGTCAGTATCTCCATTAACGATGACTCCCTGCGCCGGAGCCTCCGTGCGCTGGATCTTGCTGCCACAGACATGGAGCCCGCGATGCGCAAAATCGCCGGAACCCTGCTGGCGGAAACACAGTTTAACTTTCTTGATGAGGGGCGTCCGGGGTGGATGCCCTCGCTGGCAGCGGAAGAACGTGACGGACAGACACTGCAGGATACCGGGCGTCTGATGGGGTCAGTATCAACCGACCATGACGACCGGCAGGCTGTTGTGGGGACCAACGTTGTTTACGGTGCCATTCACCAGTTCGGGGGTAAAACGGGGCGTAATGAGTCCGTTGAACTTCCGGCCCGCCCGTTCCTGCCGGTGACGGGGGATGGAGAACTACAGCCTGAAGTGGTAATCCCCATCCTCGATACCATTGTCCGCCATCTTGAATCAGCGGCCCGTCGCTGAGGTTTCTCCCTTCAGGCGGGTGATTTATCATTGCCAGCAACTGAGGGGCTGTATTACCTTTATAAAGGCTTTACAGCCTCTGTTTTATAACCGCCTCCGGTTCACCGCATTGCTTTCCCTGTCCTTCTCCCCTGATGTTTTCTAAAGCAGATTAAAATCGCCGGGCCTGCATTTCTCACAAACTGTCTCCGACAACATAACGCGGGACAGCAAAATGTCAGCCATTCACATTTTTAAAGCCGGTACTCATACCGATATGCACGGCAAAAAACTGCCGTTCACGCCAGACGATCTTGCCGCCTGCGTGAAAGCCTATGACCCGTCCGTCCATGAAGCACCACTCGTGATTGGTCATCCCAGAACGGAAGACCCGGCGTGGGGCTGGGTGAAAACCCTGTCGCTCAGCGGCGTCGATCTGATGGCAGAGCCTGCCCAACTGGACCCGCAGTTTGCTGAGATGGTCACCGACGGACGATTCAAAAAAGTGTCCGCCTCTTTTTACCTCCCGGATTCACCGTCCAATCCGAAGCCCGGCGTACTCTACCTGCGCCATGTGGGCTTTCTCGGGGCACAGCCACCTTCCGTCAAAGGGCTGAAACAGGTGTCCTTCAGTGAGCAGGAAGAAGGTGTGGTGGAGTTCGCCGACTGGCAGGCCATCACGAATGCCTCACTGTGGGGAAAGCTGCGCGATTTTCTGATCGCCCGCTTCAGTCTGGACGAGGCAGAAAAAGTCCTGCCGGAATGGCAGCTCAACAGTCTGCGCGAAGAGGCGTACCGCGACACACCGTCGCAGGATGCAGCAGGTGCGCAATTCAGTGAGACAGGCCATGTGCCGTCTTCCGCAAGTAACGAGGAATCATCGATGACAAAAGAAGAGATTGAAGCCCTTCAGGAGGAGAACCGCCACCTGAAGCAGCAGGCTGCTGATCGCGATGCGCGTGATGCACAGGCCAGACAGGAGCAACTGCATAAGGACAATGTGGCCTTTGCAGAAAAACTGGTCGCAGAGGGTCGTCTGGCTCCCCGCGCCTCCTCCGTGGTGGTTGCCCTGCTGGATGCCGTCGCCGGTGGCGACAAGCCGGTGGAGTTTGCTGAGGGGGAAAGCCGCACACCGCTGGCCACCGCCTTCCGTTCATTGCTCTCCGACGGGGAGCCGGTGATGAACTTCGCCGAACAGGCCACAAAGGATCGTGTCGGCGACGCGGTGAAGGTGGATGTGGCGGAGTTTGCGGAAGCCGATCCTGAGCGTCTGGCCCTGCATCAGAAAGCAGTGGCCCTGTCGAAAAAAGAAGGCATCAGCTATGAGGCTGCTGTCGCACGCTGCCTGTAATTTAAGAAGAGAGCATGTCTGATTACTTAAAAGGTAAACGTGTCGTTGATCCGGTACTGACCAGTATCGCCCGTGGCTATAAAAATGCTGCATTCATCGGCGAACGTATTTTCCCCGTCGTGCTGACGGACAAGGAAGGCGTGCGTGTACCGACCTTCGGAAAAACCGCCTTTGTGGAATATGACACCGAGCGTGCCGTCGGGGCGGACAGCGCGGACGAGAACGAGCCGTCCTTCGGCTACACCCTGCGTCGTAAGGGGATGCCTGTTGCAGACAAATACGACGGGGCCGGCGGCAAGGTGAAGTACTGCCGTTATACCGATATCTACAAAGTCGCCGTGGTGGGTGGCGATGCCGGGTATCTCATCACCGGTATCAGTAAATAAGGAGGCGTTATGGGAACCACTCAGCAGGTCATTCTGATCACAACCGTAACGGCAGGGGCAGAACTGGCACAGCAGCGTTTTGTCGGGGCAGATAATACCCCCTGTAAAGCCGGTGCCGCAGCGCTCGGGGTTGCCGAAGTGGATGCTGTTACCGGCGACAGTACGCCGGTTAGCGTTCTGGGCATTATTGCTGTTGAGGCCGGTGCTGCGGTCAGCAGTGGTGTGGCTGTTCAGTCAGATGCTCAGGCCAGAGCCGTGCCGCAGTCCGGCGACGGTAAATCCTGTGGTATTGCACTTGATGAAGCCGGGGGTGAAGGCGACGTCATTCGTATCCTGCGCGGGGTGTGACATGTACTGCACCCTGGAGGATTTGCTTGAGCAGGTGCCGGAACGAACGCTGATCGAGCTCACCAGTGAAGAGATGGACTTCGACTCGCCTGCGACAGTGAATACCCGTGTGGTGGAGAGCTGTATCCGCTATGCCGACGAGCTGATTGATGCCCATCTGCGCGGACGCTATATCCTGCCGCTGGCGGAGATACCGACCGTTCTGCGGGACATTGCCATCACGCTGGTCCGTTACCGGCTCTACGCCCGCCGCCCGGAAGGTGACCTCCCGGATACGGTGAAGGATGACCACAAAGAAGCGCTGCGGCAACTGAAGGAGTTACGTGATAACAGGCTTACGCTGGGGCTGCCGTCCACTCAGAAAGATGTGCCTGAGCCAGGAGAGTTTCGTGTACGCAGCCGCCCGGCCACTTTCGGCGGTCGTGACGGCTTACTGGAGAAATACTGATGAATGTTCTGCCCGTCCTTGATGCGGTACTGGCCCGGTTACGCGAGAAGCTGCCTCAGCTGCAGGTTGAGTACTTCCCGGAAAAGCCGTCCGAATATCGCCTCAATCATTCTGTCGGGGCGTTGCTGCTGAGCTATGCAGGATCGCGTTTCGACAGGCCGGATGATACCGGTGCGGTGATCCAGCCTCAGACTATCCAGCTCTGCGTCACGGTGGTCTTCCGCCAGCTCAACGGTAAAAAAGGGGCGATTAATGTCCTGGATGCTGTCCGCCGCATTCTCGGTGGCCACACTCCGCCCGGCTGCCGCCGCCGTATCTGGCTGACCCGCGAGGTGTTTATCGGTGAAGTCAGGGGGCTTTGGCAATACGCCCTCGACTTCGCGACTGAAAGCGTCTTTATCGAAGACAGCGATTTACCGTCCGGCCCGCTGTTAACCGAAGTGAACTATGAGGAAAGCGAGTGATGAAAGAATACCGCTATTCCGGCCCGGCCAGCGGCGTCACGCTGTCGGACGGAACCGAAATCCTGCTCTGGCCGGGGAAGACTGTTTCCCTGCCGGAGGAGCATGACTACGTGAAGGTACTGGTGGCGCTGAAGCATCTGACGCCGGTATCTGAAGAAACTAAACCCGCCGGCACACCGGCTGTGCAGTCACCAAAGCGCAGGAACGGCGGTGACAGCGAGGTGAAAACGGAGGATGCCCATGTCAGCTAACTATCTGCATGGTCCCGAAACCATTGAAGTGGAAAACGGTGCCCGCCCGGTTAAAACGGTGAAATCTGCCGTTATTGGCCTGATTGGTACCGCACCAATGGGGGATGTCAATACGCTGGTACAGTGCCTGTCTGAGAAAGACGCTGCAGCATTTGGCAGCCAGTTCAACGGCTTTACCATTCCGCAGGCGCTGGATGCGATTTATGACCATGGTGCAGGCACCGTTCTGGTCATTAACGTACTCGATCCGTCTGTGCATAAAACCGCTGTGGTCAGTGAGAATGTGTCGTTCGACAAGGCGACAGGCAGAGCCCGGCTGGCTAATCCGGTGGTCGCGCAGCTGGTACTGAAACCGGACAGCGACGGTCAGCCTTATGTTGAAGGTCAGGACTACTCGCTTGATGCACAGACCGGGGTGATTACTAACCTGGGTAAAAGCATTGCTGCAGATGCAACGGTGAAGGCCAGCTATAACTATGCTGATCCGACCAGAGTCACCCCGGCTGATATCATCGGTGCCGTTAACGCGGCGGGCAACCGTACCGGCATGAAGCTGCTTAACGACAGTTTTAACCTGTTTGGCTACTTCGCCAAAATCCTGATTGCGCCGGTATTCTGCACCCAGAACAGCGTCTCGGTTGAGCTTATCGCCATGGCTGAGAAACTGGGAGCAGTAACCTATATTGATGCGCCGGTTGGTACCACTTTTGCGCAGGCTCTGGCGGGACGTGGCCCGGAAGGCACCATTAATTTCAATACCAGCTCTGACCGTGTCCGCCTGTGCTACCCGCATGTGAAGGTATATGACCCGGTGACAAACACGGAGCGTCTGGAGCCACTGAGCCAGCGTGCGGCGGGCCTGCGTGCCAGAGTCGACCTGGACAAAGGGTACTGGTGGTCATCCTCCAATCAGGAAATTCTGGGGATCACCGGCGTGGAGCGCCAGCTGTCGGCAATGATTGACGATCCGCAGAGCGAGGTGAACCTGCTTAACGAACAGGGGATCACCACGGTATTCAGCAGTTACGGCAGCGGCCTTCGTCTGTGGGGTAACCGGACGGCAGCATGGCCAACGGTCACCCATATGCGTAACTTTGAGAACGTTCGCCGCACCGGTGATGTGATCAACGAGTCCATTCGTTACTTCAGCCAGCAGTACATCGACATGCCGATTACTCAGGCGCTGATTGATGCACTGACGGAGTCGGTCAACGCCTACGGTCGCAAAATGACTGGTGATGGTGCGGTACTGGGCTTCCGTTGCTGGTTTGATCCGGCCCGCAATCCGGAGACGGAGCTGGCCGCCGGTCACCTGTTGCTGAGCTACAAATACACGCCGCCGCCACCGCTGGAGCGGCTGACGTATGAGACGGAGATCACCTCGGAATACCTGTTAACCCTGAAAGGGGGCAACTGATGTCAAAGATTGAGATAAACCGAATCACGAATGCCAACATCTATCTGGATGGTACTAACCTGCTGGGACGGGCTGAGGAAGTTAAACTCCCCGATGTCTCCATGATTATGCAGGAACACAAGGCACTGGGGATGGTGGGTAAGGTGGAACTCCCGGCTGGTTTTGACAAACTGGAAGGCGAAATCAAATGGAACAGCTTTTACCGCGATGCGATGCTGTCTGCCGCGAACCCGTACAGGTCGCTGGCGCTGCAGTGTCGCTCAAGCGTCCAGCGCTACAGTTCGCAGGGGCTGATCGACGAAATCCCGCTGGTCACCTTCCTGACGATTATGTTCAAGAAGAACCCGCTGGGGACGTTCAAACAGCACGAGAACGCCGAGTTCTCCAGTAGCTTCACCTGCACGTATATCAGACAGGTACTGGATGGTGAAGAGCTGCTGCAACTGGACTATCTGGCCAACATCTTCCGGGTCGGTGGCGTTGACCAGCTGACTGACTACCGTATCAATATCGGGGGCTGACGGTGAGCGTTGAACTGACTGACAAAGGGGGGGCGCTGTGCGTCACCGGGCATGTCAAATGGTACGTGGTTTACCCTCCTTGATATTCCGGGGGGTAACACCCGTAAAACCAATGACCCGATTGACTGCACACGTTCAAAGGCCCGCAAACTGGCCGATTTGATTGAAGCATGGGAGCCGCCCGACCACTGGTTCTCCGGCACAGGCAAAGCGGAGGGAAAGACGCTTCTCATCGCTTTCCTGCGTAACTGCAAGGGTTTTCGCACTTGCTGACATCACAGGGGCTCCGGCCCCTTCTTCTTAATCTCCTTTAATATCCGTCACGCGCTTCTCCCGACATACTGCCCTGAACTTACACAGGAGCACATCATGTCACAGACCTCATCCGATATTTTTACGCTGTCTTATCCCTTCACCACTGCTGCAGGCACCAGAATTGAGCTGGTTGAACTGAAACGTCTGACGGTCAAAGACCTGAAGCAAGTACGTAAAATCAGCAAAAACCCGGCTGACTGGGACGAACCGCTGATTGCCCGCAGTACTGGTCTTCTCCCGGAAGATCTCGACAATATGGACCTGGCTGATTACCTGCAGTTGCAGAAACGATTTCAGCTCGTCACGGGGATGGGTGAGAGCAACGAAGGCGCTGACGCAGGCGCAGGGGCTGCTGGCAAGGTGGTTCAGGTTTCAGCCGGGGGAGATTGATGCCCTCGATACTGACGATCTGGAGATGTGGCTGGAGCAGGCTGAAGAGCAAATCAGAAGCGAGTACGGCGACAAATCATAGTACAGACAGCCGCCAGCAGCGGCTGTTCTGCGTTATCCCCCCACGTCTTTTCACCTTCCCCGGAGGTTAACCACTATGTCGGGACAGTTTTCAGTCGGCGTTGTTATCGGCGGGATGATTGGCAGCACATTCCGTTCTGCAATGAGCGGTACCCGCCGTGCGCTTGATTCCCTGAGCGATACCTCACGCCGCCTGCAGGAACGTCAGAACGCTTTAACCCGTGCAACAGAACGTTATGGTCAACTGGGTTCTTCCCGGATGCAGCGTCTCAACAGCGAGCTGCTGCGGGTAAGCCGCACCATGGAGCAAATTGAGCGCCAGCAGCGCCGCCTGTCAGCGGCATCAGCGACCAGTGATGCGCTGAAAGCTAACCGCATGGCGCTGTATGGTCAGGGACTTGAAGCGTATGGCATGACACAGACTGTTTATCATACGGTTTCCCCGGCCGTTCAGCAGTCCATGTCTTTTCAGGACAAAATGATTGATATGTCGATCACCGCAAAATATGACAATAAAACGCGGGATGCACTTGCCGGACAGATAAAAGGCTGGGCACTTAAATACAATCAGTATCAGGATGAGCTGCAGGAGGCGGTGGGTTCGCTCATCAGCGACAATATTGATAACTTGTCAGATATCGGTTTTCTGATGCCGGATATTGCCCGCGCGGCAACGGCAACACGCACGTCATCTCAGGACTGGGCAAAAGTGGCCGCTGTCTGGCAAAACTCCCTGAAAGGTGCCGCCAGAGATTTTGGTGCCGTCCAGAATATTATGGCTTATGCCGGTGATCAGGGGTCATTTGAAATTCCGGATCAGGTCAAATGGATGCAGTCCCTGGCCCCAATGATGGCGGGCGTTGCCAGTGGAAAAGAGGCTGTTGCTGAAATCGGGGCCAGTCTCCAGATAGCAAAAATCGGTGCGGGCTCCACCGACGAAGCGGCCAATAACTTTAAAAACTTTCTTACCAAAATTTTTGCCCGCGATACTCAGAAACAGTTTGCTGACCTGGGTATTGATTTGCAGGGATCTATTGCGAGTTATAAGGCTGCGGGGATCTCTCCGATTGAAGGGATGTTGAGTGTTATAGAGCGTTACCTCAATACAAAAAGCCCCGAAGCTCTGGCCGGGTTCAAATCCGCCATGAAAATAAAAAATGATACGGCAAGAGATGAGGCACTTCAGGCTCTGGCAAAAAACTTTGGTCTGGGCGATATGTTCGCGGATATGCAGGTCATGGCGTTTATCCGCCCGATGCTGGCCAACATGGACAGGTACCGCGAGATTCGTGCCGGTGCCCTCAGGGCTGCGGATAACGATTTGCTTGCCAGTGCTTACGATCAGCGGCTGAAATCTCCCTCTGAAGCCACTAAAGCGCTTATGGTCAGCAGTCGCGATCTGGCTATTACGCTGGGCGATCAGCTCGCCCCCTCTTTTATTTCTCTGGCACAGGAGTTGATCCCACTCATTCAGGGGGCAAAACACTGGGTGGCGACTCACCCGCAATTTGTCAGTGGGGCTTTTAAGCTCATCAGTGCGCTCCTTGCGATTAAGATAGCGACTATTGGCCTCAAACTGGGGCTGAATCTTCTTATTTCCCCCTTTGTGAACGTCTGGAAAACTGCTGTTTTACTCCGGACCAACTGGCGTCGACTGACTACCGCACTCGGAGAAGGTGGCAAATTACGCTGGCTTGTCACTGGATTCAGCCGACTGACCCGCGGAGGACTGAAACTCAGCAAAGTTCTGACGGGCAGCCTCGTTCGCGGTTTTATGATTGCTGCACGCGCCGTTCTCTGGATTGGCCGGGCGCTGATGATGAATCCCATCGGTCTCGTTATCACCGCCGTTGCGGCAGCAGCTTACCTTATCTACCACAACTGGGGCGCAGTCAGTAGCTGGTTTAAACAGCGCTGGGCTGACATTCAGGAAGCCTTTAACGGCGGCATCGCGGGAACTGGTAAACTGCTGGTTAACTGGTCTCCGGCGGGGCTGCTTTATAAAGCCTTTGCGGCTGCGCTGAAATATCTCGGCGTTGATCTGCCGGCGAAGTTCACCGACTTCGGTGGTCATCTTATCGACGGGCTGATAAATGGCATCAGAAACAAATGGGAGTCGCTCAAAACCAGCGTAACCGGAATGGGTGACAGCATCAGTGACTGGTTCAGCGAAAAGCTGGGCATCCATTCGCCGAGTCGCGTGTTTATGGGCTTTGGTGACAATATCGCGCAGGGTGCCGCCATTGGCCTGCAGCGAACCACTCCGCTTGCTGCACTGGCCGGGCAGCGCCTGGCCGCTGAAATGACACCGGATGTTCCCCGTATCCCGTCGCCGGAAATCATGGCTGCCGGATATTCAGGCCGTGGCGCAACTGCAACTGGCGGTGGAGCGTCTGGCGGTATCCAGGTCAGCTTTAATCCTCAGTTTTTCCTCAATGGTAAGGAAACCGCAGCGCCTGCCGGGCTGACTGGAGCCCTGAATATGAGCCTGCATGAGCTGGAAAAAATGCTGGAGCGTCTGCTGGCTCAGAAACAACGTAAGGAGTACCGCTGATGTTTGCCGTACTGGGTGATATTGAGTTTGAGCTGATTACCTACTGGGACGGCTTCGAGGCCACGTCCGGCGTCGATTATGCGGAGCATGCCCGCATCGGGGGTAAACCCGGCCTGCAGTTCGTCGGCGACAGGCTGGACGAAATCCAGATAAGCCTGGTCTTCCATCAGCATTATTGTGTGCCCGACGTGGAGCTGGCGAGAGTGCGAACAGCCATGAAGGCCCATCAGGCACTGGCACTGGTCTTCGGCAACGGTGACTATCGCGGCTGGTTCGTGATTACCGATGTGACCGCAACCAGTGAGCAGACAGACAGCACCGGTAACGTGCTGGCTGTCAGTGCCACCGTGTCTCTCCGGGAATACACCGGTGACCCGAAAAATCCTCTGCAACCGCCGGCAATACGCAGGCAGGTTCCCGGTGCCGGGGCCGTATCTGGTGCTGTTCCATCGCCTTCCGGGGTGGCGCAGTTCGTCCGTAACGGCGTCAACTGTGCGAAACAGGCGCAGTCTGTACTCCAGACCACTATCAGTGCTGTTCGGGTGGCGCAGAAAATGAAGGGTAACCCCGTTGTCGCACTGACCCGTGTGCCGGGACTGATGAGCGGACTGGGTAATATATCCGGAGCTCTGGGGAAAAGTGTTCCGGCATTTAATGCACTCTCTGAATCCATGCCCGAAGCCATCAGTCTGGCCAGAACAGCCAGTGAGGCAGCCACGTATGTACAGCAAGCGCAGTCTGCGCTGAGTGGTGTGGACAAAAGAAATATTGCAGGTGCTCTGGATACCGTTTCCGGGCAGCTTAACGCCGCTGGCACAGCATTCAACCGCATGTCTCCGGGATTAAGTGCAATGGCCGCCAGAATACTGACGAGGAGTGTGTGATGTTTCTTGAACATATTACCCGTGACGGAGAGCGCTGGGATTCGCTGGCATGGCAGTACTACGGTGACCCGCTGGGCTATCCCCGGATTATTGCCGCCAATCCGCACGTGGCCATTACGCCGGTGCTGCCCTCCGGGGTGTTGTTACTGATCCCGGTTATTGAGGCTGAAGATGCCCGCACAGAAGAGGATATTGCCCCATGGCTGAGATAAACAGCACTGCGCAAGCCACATCAGCGTTAACCGGCGTCAGCGAGGTGCTGACGCCGGTGTTCACGCTGTGGTATCTGCAGAAAAATATCACCTCTGATATCGCGCCTTATGTCACCCGTGTGGTCTGGAGCGATAACATCAAAAATGAGTCCGATACCATTGAGGTGGAGCTGGACGACACCGATGGCCGCTGGCTGGATAAGTGGTATCCGGGCAAGGGTGACACGCTGACGCTGAAAATGGGTTATCAGGGCGAGAAACTGCTGTCCTGCGGTACATTCTCAATAGACGAGATCGAAGTGAGTTCGCCCGCGTCCGTTGTCGCTATCCGTGGGGTGGCCACCTCGGTTAACAGTGCTCTGCGGACTAAATCCAGCCGTGGTTTTGAGAACACCACGCTGGCAGCTGTTGCGGGGCGGATTGCCAGAAAGCACCGACTGAAACTGGTGGGCAGCATTGAGTCCATCAGAATCGACCGGGTGACCCAGTATGCTGAAACCGACGTGGGTTTTCTGCGCCGGCTGGCCAGCGGGTATGGTTATGCAGTGAAAGTGGTCAGTGACCAGTTGATTTTTTCTCATCTGGCCACATTGCGCAGTCAGGAGCCGGTCAGGCAGTTAAAACCGCAGGATGTGGCCCGCTTTTCCCTGCGTGACACCATCAACCGGGTCTATAAATCTGCAAAGGTAAAACACCAGAAAAGCAGCAGTAAAAAACTGATCGTCTACGAAGCTGATGGTGGTACCCGTGAAAGCGACAAAAAGCTCAAAGGCGGTAAGGTTACCAGCGCTGACTCACTTAAAGTTAACAGCCGCGTCAGCGACCCGGACAGTGCCCGGATTAAAGCGGATTCAGCACTGGCCAGACATAACGAATATCAGCAGAACGGCTCCCTGACGCTGACGGGAACGCCTCAACTGACAGCAGGCAACAAAATTGAACTGGTGGGCTTTGGACAGTTATCCGGGCCATGGCTCATAACCACTGCCCGCCATGCGTTTGAGCGTAACAGCGGCTACACCACCGAGCTGGAAGTGGCACGGGGGCCAGTCACAAGAGGGAAAAAACAAAAACTCAGAAACTCACGGTTTATCACCCGGATGGCAGTACATCGACGGTGATTAAGGAGAAGAAAAAATGACAGGTGTCACCCGTCAGGTCGGTACGGTCAGTGCCGTTGATGCCGACAGGGTTCAGGCCCGCGTTCGTCTGCCTGAATGCGATAACCTGCGCACAAACTGGCTTAACGTGCTGCAGCGCAATACCCAGGATAACAAGGATTACTGGCTCCCTGACGTGGGGGAGCAGGTTGAGGTGCTGCTCGATGCCAACGGCGAGGATGGTGTCATTCTGGGCGCGGTGTACTCAGACGTCGATAAACCGCCGTTCAGTGATAAAAACGTCCGGGGCACGAAATACGCGGATGGCGCGGAGTTCAGTTATAACCGCGCGACCCATACGCTGACGGTCAAAGGAGGTATTGAGCATGTGGTGATCGAGGTTGCAGTGGGTATCAGCCTGAAGGGGAAAACCATTGATTTGACTGCTGACACCACCACGGTGAATGGCGACCTTGAAATTAACGGTAATGCCCACTCGACAGGTAGTATGCTGTCTGATGGTCAGAACTCTAATCATCACTCGCACTGAGATTTCTTAAACGCCTTTAATATCGGCGTTCCCTTCCGGGGGCAATACTGCCCCCCATGAAAACGACCTCAGTATTCTGGCAACCGGCTCTGCAGGCTCCCGGCGAAATCGTCCGGGGGCTGGATGATATCCGGCAGTCCATTCAGATCATCCTGCGGACTCCCCGCGGCAGCGACCCGCATCGCCCGGAGTTCGGCAGTAATCTGCACCTTTATATCGACTGGCCTGTCGACCGGGCCATTACGCATGTGGTTCGCGAATCCGTCGATGCCATCAGGCGCTGGGAACCCCGCTGCCAGCTTATGTCGGTTAAACCCGCCGTCGACGGCGAACATCTTACGCTCCGGGTGAGCTGGAAAGGCTCAGACGGACAACCCCGTACTCAGGAACTGCTATGGCGCTGACAGAACCCGATTTTATTGAACGCGATGCCGATAAAATCACGGCAGAAATGATTGCGAAGTATGAAGCGGATACCGGCAAAACGTTGTATCCGGCACAGGCAGAACGTCTGCTGATAGACCTGTGGGCCTATCGCGAAATGCTGGTCAGGGTGGCGGTACAGGAGGCGGCGAAGCTGAATCTGGTCGCCTTTTCCCGGGAGCCAATGATTGATTACCTCGGAGAACTGGTTGGTGTATACCGCCTTGCCGCGCAGCCTGCCACCACCACACTTCAGTTCTCTGTGGATGAGGCACTGGCCATTGATGTGCTGATCCCGGCAGGCACCCGCGTCAGCGCTTCCGACAGTATTATTTTTGCCACCGATACAGATGTGGTGCTGAAGGCCGGATTGCTGCTGGTCAATGCCCCGGCCACCTGTACCGAACCGGGTACCTCTGGCAACGGCTGGCAACCTGCGCAGGTCAGTCAGTTGCTTGATGAGATTGATAACGTTGACCTGCTGGTGACCAATCTGACGGCCAGCTCTGGCGGTTCAGAGCAGGAAGACAATGACCGGCTCCGGGAGCGTATCAGGCTGGCCCCGGAGTCATTCACCAATGCCGGAAGCCGTGGTGCATACCGTTTTCATGCTATGGGGGCGCATCCCAGCATTGTTGACGTCGCTGTTCTTTCTCCCGCTCCCGGCACTGTCGAGCTGTATCCGCTGCTCAGCACTGGTCTGCCGGACAGCGGTATCCTCACTCTGGTAGAGAGTTTCTGTTCTGACGAAAAAGTCAGACCACTCACTGATACCGTGCGGGCTAAAACACCTGTTCAGGTGGATTACACCATTGAAGCCAGGATTACGATCTATCGTGATCAGGATGCAAGGTCGGTAAAGGACAACGCTAACAGCGCCATACAGAACTGGGTGGCATCACGTGCCGCCACGCTGGGGCGCGATATTGTCCCCAGCCAGATTATCAGTGCATTGTCCGTTTCCGGGGTGTACCAGGTTGAACTGGTGACACCGGCACTGCGGGTGGTTGCAGAAAACGAATGGGCAAACTGTACGGCGATCACTCTTAACATGACAGGGGTGTCCGATGGCTGAGGCGCTACAACTCCCGCCACCGCTTGAGGGTGATATCAGTCTCAGAACGCTGGGAAGACTGGCCGGACGGCTGGATAACATCGACCTGAGCGTACTGATGGTCTGTCTCGTCGATATCGTCGACAGTTCCGCGCTGCCATGGCTGGGCGAGCAGTTCTCGCTGTTCGGCGATGGCTGGGAACTGGCGGAATCTGACGATGTACGCCGCATGCTTATCAAATCCGCTATCGAGCTACACCGCTATAAAGGAACACCGTGGTCAATCCGGGAAATTATCCGCCGTTTTGGCTTCGGCGAAGTGGAGCTGATTGAAGGGACAGGGCAGATCGGCTACGACGGTAAACACAGTTACAACGGACTTTTCGTCCACGGCGATGCACAAGCCTGGGCTGTCTATCGGGTCATCCTTCAACAGCCCATCACTAATGATCAGGCGGCGCTGTTACGTCAGACGCTTGCTGCCTTTGCTCCGGCTCGCTGTCATCTGGCAAGTCTGGAATATCAGTCTGTCGCCATTCGCTACAACAGTACTACCCGTTATAACGGTAGTTACAACCACGGGAGCAGTTAATTATGGCAAATCTACCCGAAACCCCGCAGTGGGAAAACGGCATCTACCAGATTGAGGTCTCTGACCCCGTTCTGGGCGGACCTGACGGAATTTCTAACCGTCAGGGTAAACAACTGGCCAGCCGCACGCTGTACCTGAAGCAACAGGTTGAAAAAGGCGGGGCTGACCTCTGAGGGATCCCCAGAAAATTTAGTAAACCATTATCATATTGGTATACCGTTGCTGTAGAACTTTCAGCCCTGCGTCAAGTGACAGTGTGTTTAGTATGAGTGGAGAATGTCGAATCACATTCTCCGCCAGTTTTAATAACGAGATGACTCGCCTGTGCTTCACTGTATTTGCCTGATATTTATGATGTATCCCTTTGTTTTCCAGGCTGAAACCGCTTAACCACATAATGATACTGGCTAATGTTGCGATCAGACTCAATACCGTGACCCGCCCGGATGAATGACTGGCACCAAACCGTAGTCCAAATCCCCAGCGAGGATTTTTTTCATCCCTGAAATTTTGCTCAATTTGCATTCTACGGCTGTATAATTTCATTACCTGTTTTGGCGAGAACTCAGTACTGTTTGTGAAAATAAACCATGGTGATTTCCCGGCAGTACGAGCTTTAGCCGTCACCGATGGTCTGGTTGCTCTTTCCTTCGAGCGTTTAAATCTACGACCTTTAGGCTTACTTTTATAAAGATAAAAATGCCCTTCATGTTGTGCATTTTTATCTCGACCCAGCAGGCCTTCACCTAAATAAATTGCTGTCGTTGATGCTTTTGTGCCTGAGTCCGACACCTTTTCCCAGCCATTACCAACATTGTAATAATGATTGCCCAGTACCCGGCAAATATAGGTCCAGCCACGGGAGCGGAGCTGTTGGAACCATCGCCCCTGAAAACCGGCATCTGTAATAACAATGACATCAGTCCCGGGGGAAAAGCACTCAGCAAGCGATTCCAGAAAACGCTCATGTACATCTGCATTCGCTGTCTGTGATGATGGAACGACACAACTCATCAACGGTAAAGAACGCCCGTCACATGCCAGGCTTGCCCGCAAAAGCTGAAAACGAGAGGCATGATAAGCACTCCAGTCAATGAGTATCACAACACGAGACATTCCCCGCGTAATCTTTTGGGTAATTCGCTGAAAAATGGTGGAAACCTCATTTTGCAAATGTCGATTCCCCAACAGTCGATCCACCCGCTTTATTTTGTTTTTAACTGATGCCGTACCGGTTAAATGACGCCCGATACTGGTAAGTGTGAGGGAAGCGCCATTTATTACAGCATTAGTTGCGTCAATCAGTGATTTTTGACGGTAAAGATGCAAAGGGGCCAGTATGTTGTTAAGGAAATTTTGGCATAATGAACGTGCAGGCATAGTGGTGATCTCCTTGAAATTGTTAGCACAATCAATTAGATCACATCTCACTATGCCTGTCTTGTTTTCTGGGGATTCCTCAGGGGCTGACCTTGCGAAACACATCGCGGCAGCAGACCCGCATACCCGGTACGCACAGAAAGCCAGTCCGGCATTCACCGGCACACCAACAGCACCTACACCTGCAAATGGCGATAACAGCAAAAAGCTGGCGACAACGGAGTTTGTGGCCAAAGCACTTGCGGCACTTGCAGGCAGCGCCCCTGAGACACTGGATACGCTTAAAGAGCTGGCTGACGCTCTCGGTAATGATCCAAACTTTGCGACTACGGTACTGAACAAGCTGGCGGAAAAGCTGGCTAAAGACCAGAACGGCGCAGATATTCCTGATCCTGCGCTGTTTGTCAAAAACCTTGGTTTACAGGAAGCGATAAATCAGGCTTCTGGCGCATTACAGAAAAACCAGAACGGCGCAGATATTCCAGGAAAAGATACCTTCACCAAAAATATTGGTGCCTGTCGCGCATATAGCGCATGGGTGGATATTGGTGGCGATAGTCAGGTCTGGACAACTGCGCAATTTATTTCGTGGCTGGAGAGTCAGGGGGCATTTAACCATCCTTACTGGATGTGCAAAGGCTCATGGGCTTATGCAAATAATAAGGTCATTACAGATACAGGTTGCGGAAATATTTGTCTTGCAGGTGCTGTTGTGGAAGTTACTGGCACTCGTGGCGCAATGACCATACGCGTTACCACGCCGGGCACGTCCAGCGGCGGCGGAATCACTAACGCTCAATTCACCTATATTAATCATGGTGATGCTTACGCTCCTGGCTGGCGACGAGACTACAACACGAAAAACCAGCAGCCTGCATTTGCTTTAGGGCAAACAGGAAGCAGGGTTGCAAATGATAAAGCTGTTGGCTGGAACTGGAATAGCGGTGTTTATGATGCAGATATCAAAGGCGCAACAGCATTAATACTCCACTTCAATATGAATACGGGGAGTTGCCCTGCCGTACAGTTCCGTGTGAATTATAAGAACGGCGGTATTTTTTATCGTTCAGCGCGTGATGGTTATGGATTTGAGGCTGACTGGTCAGAATTCTACACCACAACACGTAAGCCATCAGCGGGAGATGTTGGTGCATACACGCAGGCAGAATGTAACTCAAGGTTTATTACAGGTATTCGCCTGGGCGGTCTGTCATCTGTTCAGACATGGAATGGTCCCGGATGGTCTGACAGGTCAGGTTATGTCGTTACGGGTTCAGTTAACGGAAACCGTGATGAATTAATTGATACAACACAGGCAAGGCCAATTCAGTATTGCATTAATGGGACGTGGTATAACGCGGGGAGTATTTAACGATGATGCACTTAAAAAACATTTCTGCTGGTAATCCTGAAACAAAAGAGCAATACCAGCTAACAAAGCAATTTAACATCAAATGGCTTTATACAGAGGATGGGAAAAACTGGTATGAGGAACAAAAGAACTTTCAGCCTGATACGTTGAAAATGGTCTATGACCACAACGGCGTTATTATTTGTATTGAAAAGGATGTTTCAGCAATTAATCCGGAAGGCGCAAGCGTCGTTGAGGTTCCTGATATTACAGCAAATCGCCGGGCTGATATTTCAGGTAAATGGATGTTCAAAGATGGCGTAGTGATAAAGCGAACTTATACCGGGGAAGAGCAGAGGCAACAAGCGGAAAATGAAAAGCAAAGCCTGCTACAGCTCGTCAGGGATAAAACCCAGCTGTGGGACTCACAGCTACGGCTGGGCATTATTTCCGACGAGAATAAACAAAAATTAACCGAGTGGATGCTCTATGCGCAGAAGGTCGAATCCACAGACACCTCCAGCCTGCCAGTAACGTTTCCCGAACAACCAGAATGAAACAAGGCCCGATATCGGGCCTTAATTTTTACTCAGGCTTTTGTGGCCATTCTGGCTTTGCCGTATCCACACGGCTGACCAGAACACTGTAGCGTTCCCATGCTTCCAGTCGTGTGCGTTCCTCGTCCGTCGCCATATTCAGCCTGACAGCGCGTTCCAGCGGCTGGATGACTGATTCAGCTTCGGAAAGCAATGCGGCCTTTTGTGATTCGGCCTGTTGTTGCTGTTCGTCAGCCGTATAAATCCGTTTAACCACAGCTCCGTCCTTAAACATCCACTTACCGGAATCATCAGCACGACGATTAGCTGTAATATCAGAAACCTCAACGACGCTATAACCTTCAGGGTTAAGCGTGGAGGCATCTTTGGTGATGGCGACAATAATATTATTTGCATCGTAAACAATCTTTATTGTGTCTGGCTGAAAGTTCTTCACTTCCTCATACCAGTTTTTTCCGTCCTCAGAGTAAAGCCAGATGACTCCGTGCTTCTTTGTTAACTCATACTGCTCCACTGTTTTAGCATTACCTGCTTTTATGTTCTTTAAGTGCATCATATTAAATACTCGCCACATTATACCAAGTGCCATTTATATACTTTTGCACTGGCCTGTAATGAACGCCTGCAATATTATCGGCAGAGTTTTTTCCGGTATCCTGTACGTTAATCCCCGTCAGTACATAGCCTGACGGGCACTGAAAATTCCATGTTTGCCAGTTGTTCACTCCATAATATTGCTGTGAACCAAGTCGAACATCTTTCACATATCTGGAATCAAAATTGCCATAGTTGCCGGGAATAACTTGCGAGCCGCAAAGCCAGTTCCCGTTATTATCCATGTACGCCTGACCATCGGTGCCATTGGCTGTCCTTGAGTTATTAATCATGTAGATGCCAAATTGCTTATTTCCCAGACCGCCAATCATAAATTTGCGGTCGGCATGGTCCTGACGGAGCAAAGCCTGAGCACCATCAGTGGATACCGCATTACGTCCCAAAATAACATTCTGGTCACGCATATGAATCCACATGCCGGTACTACTGTTAATTGCAAAACGGTTTGCAAATATATCCCCTGTAACATCAAGACCATGCCCCATGCTTATCCGGCCAGTTCTGAGATTAAGCGTAAAGGGGCGTAATGGCCCTATATTACCATTTTCTCCCTCATTCTCTCGTGTAGGGATGATATGCAGGCATTCTTCAGAACGACGAAAAATGGCACCAAAAGATGAATTAAATATCCTCAGTGCATTGACTGTCGATATTTTCACTTCACTGCTGAAAAGGGCTTCAACAAGAACAGACAAAGCATTCCATTTAAGATTCATCAGGTCTTTAGGCCGGGTGCCAATGATGCGGTGTCTCCATTTGAAATATTCATTGCCGTTGTCGCCTGTTTCAAACCACATGTATGAATCAGTGTCGCTGTCGGCATCATTTTTAAATCCAATCTTCGCGCAGTCAGTATTCCGAATCCAGGCAAGGATTGAGTCGTTTTCAAAAGTAAGTCCACCGGACAAGGTATCGCCTGTCTTTTGGACAGCGTTATCAGCCTTGTTTACCGTTTCCTGTAAACCAACGTTTTCGTCTTTATCCCTACCTATACCAACTATGTATTTTTCACGAAACAAAGAGGATGTTTTTTATGCAAATTGGCTATATTCGTGTGTCAACAAATGACCAGAACACGGATTTACAACGCAATGCACTGAACTGCGCAGGATGTGAACTGATTTTTGAAGATAAAATCAGCGGAACGAAATCAGCCAGACCGGGATTGAAAAAACTGCTCAGAACGCTATCAGAAGGAGATACGCTGGTTGTCTGGAAGCTGGACAGACTGGGCAGAAGTATGAAACACCTGATCACGCTTATTGAGGAATTGCGGGAAAAAGGTGTTAATTTCCGTAGTCTGACGGACAGCATTGACACATCAACACCCATGGGGCGTTTCTTTTTCACGTCATGGGGGCTTTAGCCGAAATGGAACGTGAATTAATTGTAGAGCGTACACTGGCCGGACTGGCAGCAGCACGTGCACAGGGGCGTATTGGTGGACGTCGTCCGAAACTGACAAAAGAGCAACATGAACAAATAGCAAGGCTGATCAAAAATGGCTATAGCAGGAAACAGTTGGCAATTATTTACGATATCGGTATATCGACGATTTATCGTTATCACCCTGTAGAGGAACTTCAAACTCAAGCTGAGTTGTAA